TTTACCTCTCATCTCTCTTATAAGATTTGATAATTCTTTGATTGCATTTGTTAATCTTGGGAACGTTCTGTATTTGTCGTAGAGCAAAGTAATAGTCCATATACCTAATATGCCGTAGTTTAACAACATAGGTTCTAATTCTATCATCTTCTCCCCTCAGTTTCTGCCACTCTGTCATTGCCTTCGAAGGCAGTTTCATTCTGTTGTATTTCTGGAGGATTAATTCCAGCTTGGTTTTGTTCATCATATGTTGGTCTTGTGTTTATTGTTTCATTCTCCAGACTTGCTGGGAATGTTAGTTTAATCTCTAAGTTTAATTGATTTAATACTTGTGTCTCAACTTCAAGTTGAAGTTCTTCTACTGTTTGCTGCCATGCTAAATATGCTATTTTAGCTGAGGCTTCTGTAAATTCAGATGAACCACCTACTATGATTTGTGGAACACCTATAACTTTGTAAAAGTTGTCTCCTAGTTGGTTTACCCATGTCTTAGGGTCTAGTGTTGAGTTGGGTGCTACTGTTATTAAATCAACTTCTACTGCATTTTTAGGAACGTAAATATTCTCTCCTTTTGCAGTTGCTTCATCTTCTTTTACCTTGAAGGCTGCAACTTTTGTTTCATCATCTTCCTCTAATGAGTATTTGAATCTTGGTCTGACGTGCCTGTGCATAAGTTCCCTATAGTCTGTCATGGCTTCATTTCTTGCTAATATAGTCCATTCAAGAGCTTCTGCCATTCCAGTTCCATGAATTTCATCTGCTGCTCTATCAAAGCATAAGTGGAATATTTGCCATGGTTTGAATTTCTTATTAGGTTGTCCTTTAATTTTTGAAACTAATTCATATCTAATAAGCATCCCTTTATTGTTTACAATATGAACCATCTGCCCATTATCTAATGGTTTTAAGTTGATTAGAACTCCCGATTCTGGGTCTGTTATGATTTCACAGTATGCATCACCTGTGTGTTTGCCAATAGCAACCATGTTTTTAAGAATCCCATTAAAGTTGTCTTTGCCCCATCCTTTGATGCCCATAAGAATAAGTTCAGTTTCAGGTTCAGCTTCATAGCCTCTACCAATAGTCCACCTAGCAAATGTTAAAACTGCACTTCTGAGTTCAGGGATTTTTTTAAGGTAGCCTAAGTCTTGAGTCCAGTTTGTGTTCATCCACCTTGTTTCTTTCTGTTCAGCTGGCCCGTCAGTTACTTCTGGACTTACGCTGTAATCATCCATAGCAGTGGATAAATCACTTGCAGTTGCTCCGGCAATATCCATTTCTCCCATCTTATTCTTCCCATCCCTCTACTGTGAAAACAACTTGGTCATTTCCTACACCATCTAATGCTGTTACAATTGTATCATCCTCATCCAGTTGGATTGGAACTGCATAAGTTTGCTGTGCTGGTGGCCCTGTTGTTGTTCCGTGTTGTAGTATAACTGTTCCTCCTGCTGTTATGTTAATTCCTTTACCGGCCCAGCCATTACTTAATACCCATATAGCTGCACTGGTTACATAAAACTTCTTCCCTGTTGGGACTGTGTAAAGTGTTGCTTGTAATTGTGATGAAAAGTTTTTAGCAGTCTGATGACTTAAAGGAGTTGGAAAACCTCCTCTTTCTCCTCCAAATAAATTGCCAAAGTTTAAGCCTGCCATGTTTCAACATCTGGAATTTCTCCCTCATCTCTCGAATCAAAGGGTGTAGCCATTCCATCTCTTATCATTTCATCCCCTATATCAACACCATCAAAGACATCCCCCAAAAGTCTGCCGTATTTGTCTACTCTATTTGATGGGTTAATTATAACTTCTATGGTTTTCCCCAAAAGCCTTTGTTCCATCCATCTTTGGCTTTCTTCACCACCTTCCTCATTAAGTTCAGGGGCATTGATATTAAGTAGTCGTAAAGGAAAATCAAAATCCCTTTCATCCCACCTAAGTGTGATTGTATCTCCATCATGAACCTTAACAACTTCTGCTTCAAAGTTTTCTGTGATTTGTTTGTGAGGGCTATCAAAATAATACATAGCCATTTGTGAGTTTGTTAGTTCTGGGAATTGTTTGAAGTCATGTGGCATTTATGCTCCTATCATATAAGTTTGAATTTTTTTGTCTTTTAATATTGCAAGTGTCATGAGGAAGTTGTCCCTTTGAACTGTGATTGTGTTTTCTGCATGCACCCTTGATGGATAGCTTGACTGGTCATAAGAAGCCATCATCATAGCACACCATGCAGCAGAGCAGGATGATAATAGTCTTTTTACATCTGCATTTAATGATGCATATTGGTCTGAAAAGTTATACCTACATCTAGAGTTTATTATAGATTCAGATTGAGAGGCAAAATCATTTATTACAGCTTCAGTTATATCTACACTGTTATAGTCTTTTCCAGCTCTTTTAATTATTTCATCCGAAGTGGCAAAGATGCCTTCATGTGCCATGGTGTTACCTATGCTATGTAAATATTTAAACTTTTGTCTTTTGATGCAAGCCAAGTTGCTCTAATAAGTCCTTCTGCTATGTGTGAATCTCTACCAAAGATTCTAAGTTTTGTAGGGACTCCTTCTTTTATTATGTTTTCAAATTGAATAGATGCTAAAGATGCTCTAACTTCATCATCATCAAGAAGTTTGATTTTGCCTTTTTCCATAAGAGCCATAAGATTCATATACATATCAACTTTTAAGAGTCTTTTAGATTTCTCCCCAGAACTATCAATATCTCTACTTGCATTATTCAAGCCGATTACTCTTCTTTTTAGGCTGTTGTCAGTCATAAGTTCTGAGAAAACTCCGAAGCCAACTCCTGCATCATCAATTCCTATTCTTTTGAAGTTGAAGGATTGGTCCATCACTTTAATTGTGTTAGTTGTTTCAGTTGTGTATTTGTGTTTAGTTGTCATAGATTCTGTTTGCTCAAGAGATTCTTTGTTAATTCTTTTTATAACCTCAAAAGTGTTTATGTCATCACCCATTCCTGCAAGGTCGCAACCCAAGTAGTGTTTAAATTCCCTAGCAACCATATCTGGCCTTTTCAGGATGCAACAGTTTTTAATAAGTTCATCAGAGAATACTCTACGGACTTCATCTAAGAACTGGGCTAGATATTCCTGTGCATATTCTATTTTAGACATGGCTCTTTTCATATGTTCAAGATGTTCCTTAGAATGTCTAGGGCAATCCTCAGCTGATACATGAAAGTTTTTGAATGATGGGTCTTTCCAACAGTCATAGAAGAATCCTTCCTTTCCTCTAGGTGTAGAGATAACATCTATAGTTCCTTTGGTTACTGAGAGCATAGGCATAATAGAAACAAAGACTTCTCTAGCCATAGAGGCTGCTTCATCAACTACGAGGTGGTGGATGGTATGACCTACAAGCCCAAACCCAGATACTCCAGCAGCATAACATAATATTTCAGAGCCATTTTTTAGGGCTATTCTGTGTTTGGTTGGTTTGTCTTTTCCCCCTTTAATCAGTCCGGGGTGCTTAGCTTTAAGATACATCAAGGTTTTAAAGAATAATAAGTAGGCTTGCTTTTCAGTAAAAGCTATCATCAAGATTTTGAAGTTTTTGTTTTTAACAGCCTTTTTTCCAGTTCTGATAGATGCTCCTGCAGATTTTCCAGACTGCCTACCACAACAAGAGCAAGTATTTCCTTCATATTCAATAAATTCCTTCTGCCAAGGGTCGAGGGTTTTCCAAGGCTCAAGAATATTAAATGATTTCGAACCTGACTTTGAAGTTGCCATTTAACCACCCAAATTTGTCATAATAGTGAGATGCATAGCCTTTAGGCTTAGCCTGTAGGAGAAGAATTTCTTTTTTAGTTTTAGAGACGCACCAAACATCCACAGGGCTATGGCTTCCAGCTGACCTTTGAACAATATCATAGCCTTCTTTTCTTTTCTGTGTGCATATTCTATATTCTTTTCTCCTTCCTTTGATATAATGTTTATTTGGCATCCTTTATTTCAACATGACATTTACTACATTTCCATAGGTTTTTTAGTAGTTTATTCATAGTAATTTTACATTCTGGGCATTTAATAGGTTCAGATTCCTTAGCTTTAGCTTCCTCAAGCATATTTTTGAGTTTCTCAAGTCTGCTTTTCTTTTCTACTATTATTAATTCTGCTTCTTTAATTCCTTCTATTAATTCTTCCTTAGTAAATCTGCCTTTGGTAGAAAAATGCATATGCAATAAGTCATTCACAAGGCCAGATGCATTTATTTTCTTAAGAGGCTCATCATGTTCTTTGTCTATTGTAAATAATTTCTGAATTTTCATACTACTACTACTACTTACTTATTTATAACTATATGTATGTATGTATGTATATTTTATATAATATTTTTAGAAAATTTTCGTGCGAGGTCTATATTCTTATTTTATGTTTATCGGTCAGACTCAATATGTATGCTCAGCACCACCGAGGCCTACGGCCGAGGTGCACTAGATAAGCGAGCACGGAGTGCGAGCCTATATTGCCCGGACTATTGAGGACGCCGGAGGTGTATAGAAGGCGTCCGTTCCGGGCCGATAATCGACCAAAGGGAGAGAATAAGGGCGAGTGGGACTATATTGAGCGAAGCCACATTTAAAGCTTTCCCACGAGCGAAGAATATTGAGCGTGTAGAAGGGCTGAGTAAGAGAAAACTACGTTTTCTAAGCGAACGCATCTATATAAATCTAGCGTTGCGTCGATTTAGTGGGAAAGTGGAACTTACCCACACTGGCGTTAGCATAAAAAAAAGAGAAGCTAGGCTTCTCGTGAAATCACCTCTTTTGTGGTGACATCATCGGATGCCACCTCATTAACAAAGGCAGGTTTCCTGAACTCATAATACACCTTGCCTGTTGAGCCAACTCGCTCAAAAGCTGTGTCAAATACAGGATAAGCT